ATGATTTTAATCGAGTTACCAGAAATTTACGATTGCGGCGGCAAAGTCTCCGTAAACGACAAATGGTTGATCATATTTAAGGTTCGGAACCCTAAAACCGGAAAGCTCGAACGCTTTCGAATGGCGAAGGGAATCAATAAGTTTCATACTTACCATGAACGGATGCAGGCTGCAGAAAAAATGAAGCAGCTCTGGAGCGACAAACTCAAAGCCGGTTGGACTCCATTTACTGACGAAAACATAATTTACGACGACAACCTGCAATACCAAACACTTATCAAGAATTACAGGAAAGCTGTTTCGAAAAACGGTACTTTCAGGTTCTATGCCTCAAAATACATCGACTTTAGGAAAAACGAAATTGACCCGAACACGGTAATCACCTACCGCAGTAAATTACGGTTGTTTAACGCCTGGCTCGATGGCAGGCAAATGGGCGAAGCCGATGTATCTGCAATCACCCAGGAAGTGCTGCTCGAATTCATGTTTTTCATTATTGAAACCCGGAAGCTGTCGAAATCATCGGTGGATAATTACCGGATAATACTTGAAGCGGTTTTTAATTATGTGCGTAAAGAGCGGAAACAATTCCCTAACCCGTGTTTTGACTTGCCAGGTACAAAGCGCATCAACGATTCGGCAGCTTACCCAATACACGAAAGCGATATCCCTATATTGAAGCGCAAAATTCTGAAAACAGATCCGCAATTGTGGCTGGCTATATGCTTTGAATACTATTGCTTTCTTCGCCCCAGGGAAGAAATCAGGTTTTTGAAAATTGGCGATATCGACTTTGGCCGTTCCCGGGTGGTGGTGAAATACGAGAACGCCAAAAAAGGGCAGCGTATTGTAACTATTCCAACAGTTTTCATGAACAAAATAAGGGAGGTTTACAAATTACAAATGTACGACCGCGATTATTACGTTATTGGGGCAGGGGGCGAACCTGGAAAGAAACACCTTTGCATAAACGACCTTACCGACCGGTTCCGTAAGGTAAGGATTGCGCTGAAAATGCCATCGCAGTATAAACTATATTCCTGGAAACATACCGGCAATGTACGTGCCGATGATGCCGGAATACCACGCAACGAACTGCAGGGACAGAACGGCCACACCAGCATGGTTACAACAGAAATTTATATGAAAAACAAAAAAGGAAACACCAGCAAAAGCATTATTGAGAATTTTCCGGAGATTTAAAACAAAACACCCGATCCTTCCTCTGAAGAACCGGGTGTATAACCTAACTAAACTAAACCAAAAATATGAAAAAACTAATTCGCAGTAAATGGATAACCGTAATTTGAATGCTGTTTGTTAATTGCTCCATTCAAATTCAGAATTGAAGGAGGCTTATTTAACTCCTGCGCGAAAGCAAAATAATTATCATTCATCACCATCACCGGGAATTCCAGCTTCGCAACCGGTTCTATAATGAATTCCTGGTAACTGGCCATTTCGAAGTCACCAAGGTACACATACGCGACCTCCTGCACTTCAACAGCCTGAATGGTTTGAAACTCTCCGGGCGGTGAAAACTGTACCTGTTCAGTAATAACTTCCGGAACTGGCGGTGGCGATGCATACATAACCACCGAAAAAGCAAGCATCATAAAAATCAAAAACTTCTTCATTGGTAAATTATTAAATGGTTAAACAATTAAAACTGAAATTTCGGTTTTTGTGAGTTAAACTAAAAGGACAAAAAAGCCTGACGCTGCGGTCAGGCTTTCCGGGATTTGTAAAACGGCCCTCTGATTAAATCATAAACTAATTGGTATGAAAACAAAATATCTACAGCGATTATGTATGTAGTCCAAACATTTATCATTTAACATTTTGCATTTCTAATTGCTTTTCATTCCCCCTCTTTCGAAATATTAATCGTAAAAGGTTTGCCTGGCAATTTGCGGCCATCGGCCATGGTGGCAAAGCTCCAGATTTTCCACTGGCCCGAGAGCAGCAGCGGGCTGGCAAGCGGCAACTCGTAATAAATGGTTTTGTTGGCGGCGTCGTGTACGGCAGGCCACTCGCCGCGCAACTTGTTTGGGTTGATGTATTTTAATTTCACCTCTGCAATTTGTTCGCTCACGTTGGCGGTGTATTTTGCCGATATGCGGAGATAGTCCTGTGTACTGAATGCGTCGCTCATGGTAGAAAACTTGATTGTTTTTGAATTGTTTTTGAAAACTCTGATGTTGATTGAATGTGTTGGGAGAAATCGGAAGCCGATTCAATATGCTTCTGAAAATCGCTTTCCTCCCCAATTCCGGTTATAAACTCTGATTTCGCTGTTAGCAAAAATGAAAATTCAGAAGTACCGCTGAATATTTTCAGTGTGATGCCAGGTATTACAATAACAATGCTGTCGGAAATTTGCGCCTGTTCGTTATCGAAAATCACTAATAAGTAATCCTGGGTAACGTTGATGGTGTCAGAAAACTGCGCCTGAAAATGGTCATCAACCTGCAAATTATGATCCTGAGTAACCGAAATACTGTCTGCTAATTGCTCCTGAACGTTGTCTTCAATTATCAGGTTAATTCCGGTCGATTCAACTGTTACGGTAATAATGTCGGAAAGCTGGCTTTGCAGATTGTCATGAATTGCCAGATTGTAATCCTGGATAACCGATAGCGAATCGGAAACCTGGCTTTGAAGGTTGTCATGAATTTGCAGGTTAATTTCAGCCGATTCAAACGTTACGGTAATAAGGTCGGAAACCTGCGATTGCAGATTGTCCTGAATTGCCAGATTGTAATCCTGAGTAACCGATAGCGAATCGGAAACCTGACTTTGTACGTTGTCCTGGATAGCCAAATTGTAATTCTGGCTAATAGTAACCGAATCGGAAAACTGCGATTGCAAATTGTCCTGAATTGCTAAATTGTAATTCTGGCTAACCGATAGTGAATCGGAAACCTGGCTTTGAACGTTGTCATGGATTGCCAGATTGTGCTGTTGGGTAACCGATATCGAATCAGAAAGTTGCGATTGCAAATTGTCATGAATTGCCAGATTGTAATCCTGCGTAACAGAAAGTGAATCGGAAAGCTGACTTTGCAGATTGTCCTGAATGGTTAAGGTTACAACAGGTAAAAAAGCTTCAATAACAATGCTGTCCGAAACCTGCGATTGCAAATTGTCATGAATTGCCAGATTGTAATCCTGAGTAACAGTAACCGAATCGGAAACCTGACTTTGAACGTTGTCATGAATTGCCAGATTGTAATCCTGAGTAACCGAAAGCGAATCGGAAACCTGCGATTGTACATTATCGATAACTGTTAAGGTAACTACAGGCGCAAATGCCTCCACCACAATGCTGTCTGAAACCTGAGATTGAACGTTGTCTTGAATAGTTAAATCAACAGGCACAGGTGCCTCTGTATAGGTTATTTCAACACTGAAATTATCCATTAACAGGGTTACTGCTGCAGAGTTGTTACTGGCTGAGCGCAGGTAAATATCCCACCACAACTGAATGGAAGTGTTTGACGCCTGATATGCTTCGCCTACTGTAGCTTCTATACCATTTATTGAGGCATAGGCCGTTACCCCCGAAACAGTAGGTTGAGTGTTTGATAATACAGCAATTTGAGTTGTGCCTGCTGAATCATATAGGTAAGACAATCTTACCTGTGTTGATGTATTTCCAACATTCCACTCAGAACACCGCCAATCAAACCCAGTCAAACGTATTTTGGTAACAGTTGCACCGGCAGGAACTCCCATTGACTCCCACGTACCGGCATAAAACCAATGCGGGTCTGCTGTTTTGTTACGGCCAAAAATACGGGAACTTAAACATCCGCCGGTATTGCCACCGGTTGACGACCATGCCAAAGTTGTATCGGCAGTACCGCCAGATACTGACCAACCTTCGGCATTACTACCAAATGCGAATGTTTTTGTTACCGTTGACACTCAATCAAATATTACGGGGTAACGTCGGCAATTTCGGTAACCCTGAATGCCGGGGTGTTCACAGTTCCGCCCGAAGTGAGGTTCTGCAATGTCATCTGGTGCACCGCCAGCAGCGTAGTTCCCGAACACAAACAAACGTTTGTTGCATCGCCGGAAGCTGTAATTGCAATACCTGTTTCGGCATTTTTGGTGATTTTTCGCCCACTTACAGTCCCATCAGCGGGCCCGGTAAACGATGCGCTGGTAAGGTTTGTTTTACTGGCCAGCGCCGCTGTTATTGCTGCCGCCCTGGTTGCGGGGTTGTTTGCACCGCTACAGATGTACATTTCTGTAATGTTGTTTTTCACGTAATCGCACGCTGCATCCATGATGGCGTCTGCGATGAATTTTGTAATTGACATAACTTTATAAATTATAAATTGTAAATTAAAAATTAGAAATTATTGTATTTGGTTCGGAAGCGAGACCCAACCCGCTTCCTTTACAAACCCATATTAAAAACTGTCTGGTCTGTTTAAATTGAAGGAATCGAAAGAAATAAATTTTTCGGACCATGTTTTAATACAGTATAAATACACTCAGAACGCCGGGTGGTTTGGTCAGCCGCCCGTAACTGTTTTTATTTTTACCTGAACAGATTCAGCAATTTGCGGAATACGCCAAACTCCGAGAGCAGCAATACAATGCAGACCAGTACCTGTAAAATCACAATCCAGAAAGTAATTTTGTAGAGCTTCGGGATATACTTTACGGGTGGTAAAACTACGGTACTGGTTGTCGTTCGTTCCCTGATAGCGTTGTAAATGGTTAAAGAATCCTGATAGTTTAGCGTGTCCTGGAAATGGTATAAAATGGTGCTGTCGGTTAGGTAGGCATCCACCGAAAAAACCGATCGGTTAACTGATGCATCAACTGCAATAATGCCTTTTTCAACGTGTATCGATTTCATGTATGCATAATTATCGCGCACCACTACCGAATCCCGGATACGGACTGAATCTTTAAATCCGGGGATGGGAACAAAAATTGTTGTGTCAATATAAAACGCTTTGTCAACATAGATTGTGGTATCACGCCAAAGGGTTTGGGTGGTGGTTTCGGTTACGCAAACTTTGGCGAACTTATCGCAGTTGCGTTCAATTTTTTTAACTGTCAGGCAGGAGCTGAACAACAGCAGGCACATAAGGGCACATAGAAATAATTGAGTTTTCATAAATATTCAGTTTTAACGTTAAATGATGGACATGCTTTTCCGGGGTCCAGGTCGTGGTGGCCAACTACTTTTGCTCCCGGGTATTTTTTCAGAAGTTCAGCAATCAGCTTCCGGAGGCTTTCTTTCTGCTCAGGAGTGCGGTTATCTTCGGGCCGGCCATTGGTTCCTTTGCCACCGGCATAGCATACGCCAATTGAATTTGCGTTATAGCCTTCAACATGTGCGCCCACAACAGCTTCCTGTCTGCCGGTTTCCACAACACCATTGCGGCGGATCACATAGTGGTAACCACAACCGTTCCATTTTTTTTGGCGATGCCAGGTATCAATTTCTTTCACGCCAATGTCCATGGTTGCATAAGTGTCGGCACAATGAATTACAAGCAGGTTAATCTTTCTCATATCGCAGTTTCTTCAATTTCGGTGTCGGTTTGCTTTTCGATGCGCTTTTCAATCAGTTTGCCGATTAACGGTATTGCGGCCCACTGGGTAACGATGTACCCGTTTTTAAGAATTGAAAGGAATAGTAAGCTGCAGATAAACCAGCCCACTACTTTGTAGGTTTGAATGTACTCCTGGCTGCAAACCTCGTCGAGCATAAAAGCCATAATCAGAAGCACGATGCTTAGTATTATCCGGGGTACTGTTTTAGCCCAAACAATTGCTGTTTTAAACCGGGCGCCGTTCTGCTTTCTGTCGGCCAGGTAACCGTAAATCACATCGAGGAAAAAGAAAAACAGTACCAGGTGTGCCATGTTTTTGAGGGGTAACAAATAGCCGATAATTGTTAGGAAAATTGCAACTATAAAGTCGTACAGCGTATTTAGAAAATTATTCATCTTCAAAAAGCGTTAATGGTTTTTTTTGTGAAGATAGATGGCACAGGATGCTAAGGAAAGGACAAAAAAAAGGATTCCGTTCCTGTCATTTGTTTTTTTTAATTGGGTTTGTAAATCTGTTTTATTATCTGTTAACTGTCCATCCTTTTGCCGTTGCAATTGCTGGGTTGCATGTTGATGCTCCGGGATTGTATCTAACGTCTATCTGTCTGCCTACGACCGTTGGCAATTCCCCAAAAATCCTATTTATTTCGTTTGCATCCATTGCCCCAATTAATGTATAAATCGGGCTTACTTCGCTTGACGGGATTGAATTTGCCCAGTCAAATTGCGCGGTTGTAAAGTTACCGTATGCTGCTGTACTTCCTGCGGATAATCGGTACACCTTTACTCCCGGAAGATTGATTTTCGGGTATTTTGCACTACCAAAACTTGCGTGAACTTGACCTGTGGAGACGCAATTTGGACAGTCTATTTCTGTCACCCTTGAAAATAAACTCAAGCTCATAACCGTATTGTCGTAAACGTCCGGCAATCGTAATGTCTTTACTTTTGAGAACGTAGTACCGTATGCCCATAATTGGGTATTCAAGTACTCTCTAAAGATCATCGTTTCTATGTTGGTTGTGTTTGTAAAGATTGTCGATCCTGTTCCTTTGCTTGCGCCTCGAAATTCAATGTAATTTAATGATGGGCAGTTCGTGAATGCCGATGAAAATCCAATCGTATAGCTAATGGGAAATTCCGGCAAAATTAATGTTTTTAAAAATTGGCATCCGTTGCACAGATTAGATAATGAGAACGTTATGGTGTTGGTTGAAAGTGTTGGAGAAAGTGTTAAATTTTCAACGTTTGACCCCTGAAAAAAAGAAATCATGTTGGTGCAAGCTGGTATGATCGGGTTAAAAATTACCGTTTGTAATTTGTACGTGTATGCCAGCATCGATTGCGCATTTGCAGCAAGCAGTGGCATATTGCAATTGTTGAAATCAATAAAATTTATGTCCGAGTACGAAAACATTGAAGTGGCCTGATTTAATGAGTTCATCGAATCCGGAAAGGTAAAATGTGTGATCCCTGAGTATGAGAATGCGCCTTGTGTGTTTGTCAATAAGTCTAACGTACTTATGCGGGTGAATTTCTTAAATTGGCTCTGTTTAAAAAAACTGTTTAAGAGGGATGTTAAATTTGGCGTATTAAATTTGGCGGCTAAAATCGGATAATCGGTTTCATATCCGGTTGTTGTGTCAACTGTAAATAAACTAATGGTTTTTAGTGGGTCTGCCGGGTAAATTTTAATATAATAAAACTGGGGTACTGGATCGTTTATCGGGTTGAAGGTGATTTTTGTACCAGAGGCTGTTGTCTTGGCGTACAATAGTTCATCTGCCGAATTATAAACTTCGCAGTTCACCGTCCCAGTACTGCTTAACTGTACTCTGAAAGTCACAATTCGCTGCTCTTTATCTTCGCATGTTAAAATTATAACTTCTGCTGATGGTGTTGGCGTTTGAATTGGTTCCTCGTATTCGGGTAGTATTGGAGAATAATAACCGTTTGCCGGGCAATAAATCGCCGGGTCTGGGTTTTCGCCACCCGCGATTTTTATCATTGGAAATCTGAACGCTCCTTTTTTCATGCTATTTCTGTAATGTTGATTGTTACCGGTATATCTGCACTGGGAGTGTTTTTAACCCACATAGTAACCGTTCCGGCAGCGCTTTCGGTTTCAGGCATGGGTTCGGCTGCAACTAAAACGTCATAACTTGAGTTTGCCGGTATAACTTCCACGCTTGATGTTGCTGTTATGTTGGCGTTTGAAAGCACGTACTTTTTCAGGCTTCCATCTGTTACCCAATTGGCAACAACCAGCGTTCCGGTTACCTGTATAACCGAAGCTCCACCGCCACCACCTTCCGGAATTTCATACAACTGTGTCCAGGTTGCATCGCCAATGTAGCGCCACTCTACCCAACCGGCATTCTCACGAAGTTCGATTTCGCGGCCATCAGTTCCATCAGCACCGGGCGCTCCTGTTGCGCCATCTTCACCATCGGACCCGGGCGGGCCTGTAATTGCCGATAATGCTACAAGGTTTGTCCAGGATACATCGCCAACGTAACGCCAAACCACGTATCCACCTTCAACCGACATTTCAACTTCGCGGCCATCTTCACCAGGTTCTCCGCCGCCTTCGCCACCGGGGATGGTTACTTTAAGCACTGGCCTGTTGTTGTTTTGAACCAGGGCAAGCTCGCGGGTAGTATCATTGAAAGTGAGAGCGGTTGTATAAGTGTCGGTGGCAACCGGTGGGGGTGTTATGCCACGCTGCAATTTAATGTAGTCGAGATAAAAACCTGTAAAATCGACATTGGCGCCCGATTTCGACCAGCGCAAACGAACAGCATCGAAGGTTTCGCCTGTAAAGGTAAATGCTGATAATGCCAGCGCGATATTCTGCCAGGTGGTTGTATTGGCGCGTTCGAAAAGTATTTCAATTTCGGTGCTAACTGCAATGCCGGAGAGAAGGAAGCGCACATAAAGTTTATGCTGTGTTGCAGGATTTGCTTTTAGTTTCAGCCAAAGACTAATGTTTTCGTAATCGGTAAAATTATTGGGAAGCGCGGCTGTAAAGGTTATTGTGTCGTTATTGCCAATTGCGCCAACATCGGCGCATTTTGAGCCTGTGTATGGGCTGGTTGCTGCGTTAAAATTAACTGTTATGCCACTTGCCACGGGTGTCCACTCTGTGTTTTCGTTGTAAACAATTTCGTCGGTAATGGTTGGCGGTTCTGTGGCATTGGCCGGAATAAGCACGAAAGTAAGTTCAAGGTGTGTGGCCGGATCGATACTTGGCTTTTGTGGTTCTGCTGCAGGTGTGCCTTCAATAACTTCAACGGAGCTGTCGGAATTAACCGTAAAAACATCGATACGCGGGTTTGTGGCATCGGCTTCATTTAAAGTTACCGTTGTTGACGGGGCAAAATATAGCCTTCCGCCCAAATAATAAATGGTTTGGCTAACGGCAAAAGTTAACCCGGTTAGCCAGGTAACTATGCCGCCCGAAACGATACCATCGGCGGGGGTTGGCAAAAATTTATAAATAATGTTTTTCACCCATATTTCGTCGCGCCAAAGGGAGTCAACCAGGTCTTTTACCTTTTGCCATGTCCAGCCCTGGCGGGGGACGTTCTGGAGTTTATTAAGCAGTGCTAATTTTGCGTATTTCATTAAAAATGTGATTTATTGTAATTTATGGAGATTAGTAGAGATTAGTAGAGATTTATTGTGATTGATAGTTTCACAACCAATCTCTTAATCTCAATCAATCTCTTTCTTCTCTCCATCAATCTCTTTCTTCTATATTTTATACCCTTTCACTCTCGTTACTCCAATCATATTCAGCCCGAACTCGGTTTCCATTTCTTCGATTATGAATTCGCCTTCGTCGGTGCGGAATTTCGAGGTGATGTTTTCTGAAACGTGAAGCAGCACGTTGAGCGGAAGCTGGAATTCGGCTTCAATGGTTTTGCGGGTTGCCCAGAACTGCGCCCATTTGCGCCAGCGGGTTTCGAAAAGGCCAAGGTCTTCCCAGTACAGGTCGTTTTGTGCGCCAAGCGAAAGCGGGTGTGTGGCCAGCAGGCGGAGCGTAAAATCTTTCCACACGCTTTGCATCGATAGCAGGTTTCCGCGCTGGTTTGCGATTGGGAAAGTGCCAAGCATTCCATAAGTTTCCTGTTGCAGGGCAGAGAATGCCGATTTTATTTCTTCCTCTTTTTCGCCTGTGCCAAAAACGTAGGGTTGCGGACCGGTTGAAACAAACTCCCATCCGAGCGCATCAAACTGTTCGCCATTTCCATATTCATCTTCGGTGGCCACCACTTTCCATTTGTACTCGTAAATTTTGCCTGTATCCTTTACCCGGCGTAATTCGCCAAACTCGGGGGCGGCGATAGCGGCGAGGTCGGCAAAAGTTGCAACCGGGTCTTTGTAATCGGCGTGGCGGTCTGACAGGTCTTCAAACTGGCTGTCGTACCGGGCATCGTCTTTATCGTATTCCGGAATAAATTTCAGGGTAAGGTTAGCACGTTCGCCAATGGTCCAGTGGCCAACGTGGTACTCCTGCAGGTTAATGGCAGCGCCCGAAAGTATTTCGTTGCGGTCGATAATGTCAACCTTACCATCATTACGGAAGCGAAACACTACATTGAGCATGTTTTGCAGGCCCAACAAAAAGTCTTTGTAGCTGCTTTTTGGCAGTAGCGCGGCGTAGTTGAAGTTTTTTACCATGATTGCTCGGTTATTATGTCGTCGTATTTTTTTTCCATCTCGTTGGTTTCATAATTCCAACCGGGGTACTCGGTGTATACGGTTGTAAATTCGGGCTCAACAATTGAAACGTTGTTGTAAATGGCCAACTGGCTACAAACAGCCATTGGCAGTAGCGGGAAAAGCGGGTTCGATGTCATGTCGTTTCGGTTGATGTACCAACCATTCATGCGGAGCGATTCGCGGATTACGTAACGCAGGTAGAGGAACGGCGAAATAACAGCGCCTTTTTCGAAAGCCGGTGGCGCACTGATTTGGTTATTTACCAGCCATGCATAATTTGCCCAGTGTTCGCCGCTGAGCGCCGAGCGGGTTTCGAGTTTGGTTTGCGGGTCGCCGTTTTCGTCGGTATAAGCCATTGGTATATTGTCGGCTTCGCGGCCTTTTCCATCCCAGAAACCCGGGTTTTTAATTACCATAACGCCGTAATCATCGGCCTCGTCGTTGTAGCTGCTTTTTGCGGCAAACACCTGGTTGGTGGGCCACGGCATATCCTGCAGGGTTTTTTCCTGAAGCGCTTCGCCCATAACGCCGAGGTTGCTTTGCAGCCAGCACTGGTAACTGTCAGTAGTGGCCTGTGTAACCACCAGCGAGCCACTGAGCAGCAGCGCACCGCCAAAACGGATGGAGCAGCCCGCGAACTTTACACCTGGCTCGCCGTTGGGGTAGTATTTGGCAAACATTTCGGGAGCGCCAAGTATGCCGCGGTTAATGTCGTTCACCGGTATGATTATTCCCATTCCCACATCGCCCGGGAGTTTATTCATATAACAGGCCGGGTTAACTCCCTGCACACGGATGCTGAAAGAGGTATCGAGAGCGAAATGGTTGCCGTTGATGTCGATTGTTAGCATTGCACAATTATAAATTGTAAATTAAAAATTAGAAATGTTTTTACTACAGTCATGTCCCTACTCCTATAATTTATCATTTATCATTTTTCATTTTTAATTGACTACACCATTAGCCGGTTATCGAAATTAAACTGCGAGCTGTGGGCTTCGGCCATTTCGATATCAGTGTCATAGAGGTCGTTTTTACGGTCCACAATTACAACCTCGGTGTTGGTGATGTTTACCGGAACAATATTGTACACCTGCACAAAGTTCGATGGGTAAATAAGCCACACTTCGCGACTGCAGAGCAAATCGCGGAGGTGGAACATTTGCGTTGCCGATTTTGGCCCTGTGTTAATTTTCCACGTGTTGCGGGCCTGTTTGTTGGGTACAACCAGTGTGCGGTCGTAAATAGTGTCGTCGAACTGTGCCGGTTTGTACACCTCGTCGCCTTTCACTTCAAAACTTTCGACAGCGTAGCCCGAAAGGTAAACATCATCGATGCCGCCCAGCGAGTTGGCAAACATGAGCCAGAAGGGGCGTTCGCAGTAGCGCAGGTCGTAGGCAAACCGGCGGATATCGCTTTTTAAAACATCGTCGTTATATAGCGCCGCGGTCCATGTGAGCAATTTGGCGCCGTCTTCCTTAACCAAATCGATACCGTGGCTGGCGGGGTTTACATTTAGCTCGTAGAGGTATCCTTCTTCCTGGTAGATGGGTAAGTTTTCGGTTACAGTTGAGCCATCGCTGTATGCACAAACCAGCCGGAGGGTGTTTACTTCGCGTGTGCCGTCGTTAAAATTCCAGAGTTTTACGGGCTGTTGCGGGTGAACTATGTCATCCTGCGGGCGTTGGGTGAGGAACTTTCCGGCGCCAATGTAGATGGTATAGAAACTTTGGTTTGCGGCTTTCCATATTGCCACCTGTCGCTGCGAAACTCCGCCTTTGAGCAGGGTAAGCTCAGCGCCGGTTTCGTTCCATATTTCGTGCAAAACACCGGAGCTGTCGATGTAGCGGATACCGGCTGTAATTACAACTTCGTGCGTGGTGTTGTCATACTGGATGCATGCGTCACCGGCGGGGTAGGAGAATACGTATTTCACAACCTTATCAACATATCCCTGAATGTTGAGCCGGGCGACGTAGGCTGCAGAAGGGGCCACGTCCATATAAAAAGGTGCGCCCACGAGCATGTTGTTTGTGCTTTCTATTTTCAGCATAAACTTGTATCCGTTTGCTCCGGCGGGTGGTTCGTCGCCAAACATGGTAACCCACACAGGGTTCCCGGACAGCGCGATGCCGGTTGACGGGTAGAGGAAGATTGTTAAAGCCATAGCAAATTTTTCATTTTTAATTGATTTTACATTCCGCGTTTTTTGTCGATATCATCCAGGGTTTCGAGGTCTTTTTTAATGAGTTCGGTGTAAACTTTGGGTTTCCATTTGCGGAACTCGGCCAGCTCGCGTGCGAGTGCGGCGAGGGTTGAGTCGGAAAGAGAACCACCACCGGGAGGGGGAGGAGTAGGCAGCGGCAGTTGGAAGTAGGCAGGAGAAGAAGAGAAACCGCCCTGGGCAAATCCTTTCATTGGCATCATTTGCACAATGGGGCGAAGGTCTAACCGGGCAAGTGAACCGTTACGGCGGGCAATTTCTATCATATCGATAACCGGCTTAAGCATTGGGTTTTTTGTGCCTTCCTGTGGAATAACGTATTCTTCGGCATGTACTATTCCGGCAGGTTCGTATTTACCACCGGGACCGGTGTGGCCGCCTTCAGCATAAGCCTGTTTCTTTTCGCGTTTGCCTGAGCTTACAGCGCTGGCAACAGTTTGAGCAACAATAATACCTGTATTGATACCAGCCTGGGCTTTTGCCTTTGCGCTCATAGTGGCCATGTATGCGGCAGCGGCTATTCTTGCACCAGGTATCGGCATGGCTGCTATATTGGCTGATGCCACACTGATTGCCGACATTTCGCGGGCGTAGTTAATCCATATTTGTGCAATGGCAATTGCTTTTTCCACTGCAATCATTGCAATCTGGGCAGCGCTTCCCTGTTCGAACATGCCTGCAAGCGCACCGGCCAGTTGCCCGATGGCATCAACCTGCATGTCTTTTAGCTCGATACGGGCGGCGGCTATTTCTTTTTCAAGCTCGAATTGTTTGGCCAGTGCATCGGTTTGCTCGTCGATTTCTTTTTTAAGGTAATCGGTCCAGTCGGCTTCCATTGATTTTAGGGCGGCGATTTCGAGTTCTTTACCTGCAACAAGGTCGATTTCATCGAATGTTGGCAGCGGGGTAATGGATGGGGTGGCTGGAGTTTCGGGTACTGTACCACCTTCACCTCCATCGCTGCCGGGAAGACCCGGGATAACAGGAGTTGATTTTTTTTGTTTGCCGATAATACCAATCAGCGCCTCTTTTTGCTTCATGTATTCGGCATCGGCGGCAGTGGCATTTTGGGCGCCGGTTATAGCCTGGTTGTAACTAAATGCAGCAGCATTGCCAAACGATTTAACTCCATTCCATGCGGTTTGATACCATTTTGTTTGGTAATCGGTCCCTGTTTGAATGGCATCAATCCGTTCCTTTTCAAGTTCAATCAGTTTTTCTTTGGCGGCCTGCACCCTTGCCTGTTCAAGCAAGGCTTCGGTATAAGCTTTGGTTGCTTCGGTTGCTTCCTGTGTGTTTATTTTTTCGAGGGTAAGGTTTCCAAAATATTCCGGAGAAATTTTATTCAGTTCCTCCAGTGCTTTTTTGCGTTCGGCCAATGTGCGGTTTTCGTTTTTTGCCGCGGCCATTAAAAGTTCGACATTGGTTTTCTGTTCAACAATGTTTTGCTGCGCGGTTTTCTCTACATCGTTTAAAGCCTGTTGTTCGGCAGTAACAGAGTTTATTTTTCGGGCATAAGCAGCTAAACCAACAGCAGCTCCTGCAAGCAAGCTGATAAGAATACCCAGCGGATTTGATTTTACTGCAGTATTAAATGCTTTGGTTACAAATGTTGCAACAGCCGTGGCAGCATTGTAAAGTTTGGTTGCAATGTTCTGGGCATTTACAACAATAGTATAGGCTGCTACTGCAGCAGTAGTGCCAAGTATTAAAGGGTAGTATTCGCGGGTGAAACGAATAAGGGCAACCATTGCCTTAATAAAATAGGTAATTCCGTTTGTGCTGAACAGTACTGCAGGAGAAAGGTTTTGCCCCAGCTCGCGGGTAATTAATGCAAGGTTTTTGCGCGACTTCTCGAGGCCGGCCTGTACAGTATTGTTTTTTATATTGAACTCTTCGGTTAAAGATGTGCCTTTTTCAAATTCAATATTGGCAAGGTTTTGCTGTTCGCGAAGTTTGTCGGTATTATTTGCCAAAACTCCAAGTACTGAAATTGAGCGTTTGCCTTCCAGCCCCAGACCGTCGAGTTTTTCAACCATCTCCTGAAGGCCGCCGTTATTGTTTTGCAACCCCGATAGAAAGCGAATAAATGCTTCGTTGGCATCGACTTTAAGCAATTCACTAAAATCGGTAACTGCCATTCCGGCAATTCGCGCGTATGTTTCGGTTTCTTTAAACATATCTGGAATGACCTGCGAAATAACTGTACTGGCAACTTCACTTGTTTGTCCTAATTGGTCGAGTGTAGCAGCAAGGCCAAATACTTTATCTATTGATATATCGGCAGAAGGAGCAATACCGGCTACACGTTTTGAGAATTCGACAATGTACCCTTCATTTGCAGTACTGGCGGCTCCGAGTGCGTTAATTGATGAACCGATTTTTAAAAGGGCTTGTTCTGTTCCGAACTCTTTTTCGATTCCGAATATATCTGATAATTTACCAATTTGCCGGACTGTTTCTTCAATATCTCCGCCAAGGTCTTCATTTAAAGCGACATTTATTTTATCGGCTGCACGAACAAAACCGAGAACATCTTCAACGCTGTCTTTACCAAGTTTTCCGGCAATACGAGCCAATCCCAATAATTCTTCCTGCGAGCTGCGGGTATCAATTTTCTGCAGCTCCTTATCGAGGTCAATTATTTCGTCTTTGCTTAAATTGGTTGTTTTTTGAATATCGGCTACCTGGTCATCAAATTCAGCAAAAGCGCTTGCTGCTTTTTTAAATCCGAATATAATCCCTGTCAGCGAAGCAACCCAAACTGTAATCATGGAGAAATACCGGTTAAAGCCATCGGCCATTTTACCCATTGAAAACTGCGATGCTTTTGCGCCTGCAGATACCTTACCTATCTGAGCTTCGACTTTAAGCAGCTCGGCATTGTATTTTTTCCATTGTTCAGTTCCCGGGGTTGATGAGTCCATTAACCTTTTCAGCCTTACCTGTTCGCTTCGTAACTGGCGCATGGTAAGTCCGGTTAAACCAATCTCCTTCCGGAGTTCGGTCATCCGGGCTTCGTTGGTTTTAATGGCTTTGTTGTTTTCGCGCAATTGCTTCTCAATGGCTTTGTATTCTTCGGTTTCCTGTTTTCCTGCCCGGGCAAGTTTTTCTTTTTCCATCCGCAATTCTTTATTACGGTTGGTTAGCTCGCGGGTGCTTTTTTCAAGGTCACCCAGCTCTTTCTTGCTTTTATCGCCATTTACGATAATGTTCAGCGTTAAATCTTCGTCTCTTAATTTATTTGCCATTACTGCTGAGTTTCGAATTGTTTTTTAATACCTGCTGCCACTTCTTCTGTTAGGCCGTACATCAATCTCCAGGCGATGGTATAGTAATGGCCGAACATAAACCTGTTGTAAACAGGGAAAGCTTTTGTTCGGCGGCGTTGTCTCCAGTGGGTGTATTTATCCTGGGCTTGTATAACACGGTTTTTGGGTTTAATGTCGAGCGCGCGCCCGTAACCCGGTATTGAGATGGTAAATTTGCCATCCAGCGAATCATCGGCAGTTACTGAATACGGGCGTTCGTCATATAATTTGTTGCTATGGAAATGGAGCAGTTTGGCAATTGCTTTTCCCTGGTTGTCGTGCAGCTCTTTTCCTTCTTCTGTAAGGATTTGCTTAACGAATTCTTTCCGTATGTATGCCAGTTCGCTCATTAGTACCCGTCAGTGTCGAAGTTGAAGTTGATGCTCCAGCCGTTCCATCCGCCAAACTGGTATTCGGGGTCGGTGTGGAGGCTTTGCAGGTTCAGGTACTCGAGGTGTTCATTACCGGCAAGTTTTTCGCTGCGAAGCCAGTTTTTTACGGCTGTTGTAACCGACTGTATTTTCTGGTAATGCTCAATTTCGTCGGAAGCTGAAAGACTTCCCGGATCCACCTTCTCGAGTATAAAAATCCACACGATGTTATTTTCGGCAACATTGTCTTCGTTTCTGGTTTCGGGGTCAGCGCTGGGGATGGTAACGGCAAGCCAAACACCTGAACTGTCGGCCAGGCGTTTTACCAGGTGTTTTTCGCTGGCAACCAGAACGTGCCCTTTAATTTGTGGCACATCAAGACCAATAGCATCGGTATTAAGAGCGGTTACCATTTCGGTTAGCAGGTTGTTGAAGTCGGTAATTCGTATCATGTTTTTTTCATTTTATCGGCCTGTTGTTTCCAATACAGCAGCGCGGTTAGTATATCGATGTAGCTTGTTCTTTCGATTTGGATGGCGTTTCCAAAAAGATTGCTTTCGGCTATCATAAAGAGCAGGCTTGTCATTCCCAGGTCGTTTTCGTCGAGGGTTTCCATGTCATCATCAGAGTTTCTTTTCCTGGAAAACAGGGGCGCGAAGCTGAGTGTTTTTCCGCCAAGTTCGAGTTCGCCTTCTTTTAAAAATTTGTCGCAGTTAAAGAACCAGTTAAAAATGGTTTGCTTTTGCCAGAACGGAACTTCGGCCAGCAGCTCTGCATAATGTTCGGTAAGGTGGGGGTTAAACGGTTCGCGGCGTTCGCCATCGAATTCGGGCGTGTGTTTTATGTGCTCGTAGCGGTACCGCTCGGGGCGGTAGAGTGTGGCAATCAGCCTGTCGAGGTCGGAATTGTTGCGTTTGGCAATGTATGCTTCGAAATAATCCCAGGCGCGGCGGTATTCTCCAAAGGTGATATCAATCATTCCGTCGGCAGGACCAACCAGTGTAATTTCTCCACTGTTTACAATTTCGGGAATCCGGTTTTTTATTTCAGTGTAGTCGAGATAAATAAAATTCCCTTCGCCTGATGCATCAGAGCGAAATAACCAGGTTAATGTTTCGGTAAGTTGCCAGATGTTGGAAAACTTATTCTCGAGCTGCTCTTTGCTCAGGCGTCGGTCTTTCCAGTTATTAAACGGCGAGCGCGTAATGCCAAGAAAATTGTACAGCACAATAACCAGGAATTCATTCTGGTTTATTTTCCCATCAATCACCTTCAGCCAGTTTTGCATAATAAAGTAAAACTGGTCGTTGGTAAGTTCGTCCCAGCACGATGGGTATTCGGCTACAATATTTCTTTCGGGTATTTCGACGCGGTTCATAATGAAATGAATTTATCGGTTGCATCCATCCCGGGAAGCATGTCGGTAATGTCTTCGTCGATATCATCCGGATCCACATTGTAAACCTTCCAGAATTTCTTCAGCTCGTCGAGGGTTTTCAGTCCATCTTCCCACAGGTTTTTGGAAACCATTTTTATAATCTCAGGAATTACCGGCAGGCTGGCTTTTGCTGTTTGACGTTCAGAAATAAAATTCTGAACCACGCCCTCGGGCAAAAGTGTAACACTTAACCTGGTAATCGCCTTGCTCATGGTAAGCAACGGAATTGGGTCGCAAACATAGTCGTAGAGCTCCTGTTCGTCAGGGCTTAAAGTTCCGGCTGCAATTGCTCTTTTCAATTCGGCATAGGTATCGCCCAGTATGGGTTTAATTAATTTACGTTCGATTTCGCGCATGATTTGTGCCAGGCGAATGTAAAACACCGGTGAGCTGTCGATGGGGTACAGCCTGTCGAAATGTTCGGGAGTATTAATAAACAGGCTGAGCGTGTTTTTGCGGGCGTCTGATGATGCCCACTCAGGGAAGCTTGCAACGTTGGCATTGAGGAACCGGATTAAACGGTCGAAAGTTTTCTGATAGTTACGCATGGCGGCGGCATCATCGCGATCGTACATCCATTCCCATGCCATTTTTTCCGATTCTGCATCGATTTTCATTTTGCGCCCGGTGTCTTCGTGGCTGATGTCGTTTCCCTGGTAGTGCCACAGTGTAGCCAAAAAAGAAATTGGTAACTGGATGTGCTGTACCAACTGGTCGAGCAGCGGGTAATTAACCGGAGGAATTCCGGATCCGGCGCTTCCGGAGTCGGACTGTTCGGCTTCGGGTTCAGGAATGGCCATGTAATTTTCCGACAAATAATGATTTTCGGCTTTGGTGAAAATGGCTGTACCAATGAGGTTAGCCACATCTTCTGATGCCAGGATAACCTTTACTTTTATTTTATTGAAATCGTTGCTTTTATAGTAAGCGCCTGTGAGCTCGCGCAGCTCCTCGTTTCCATTGTTTGACCTGTTGAAAAGCATAATTACACGTTTGTTGTAGTCCGTTCGGACGGTGAAACATTTTCTTCTTTCATTACAATTTTGTGGTAGAAACCAAGGCGGGCTTTTTTGCCGGGCCACATAGCTTCGATGCACTGGTTGATGGGTTCAAAAATTACCTCTTCAGGAATGGTGGTATCGGAAGCCAGGTAAAGCTTGAGCGCGTAAAGCATCTCTGAACCGGCTGCTGATTTGCCGTTCATCATCATGTTTGAAAGGGCTGGGTGCAGACCTATTCCTGAAGTGGTTGCTGCATCGGCTTTGTCGGAAATGGCCAACTGTGCATCGATAAAATCTTTTACCTTTTGCTCGATGGGTTCTACTTTCCAGGCTACCATTGCACCGGCTTCCTCGTCCCAGAAATCAACCGTTTCAATGAATTTGCCAACGTTCTTTTTCCCGGCCAGTACTCCCGAAATTTTGCGGAAGGTTTCGAGCTTCAGCTCTTCGAGTTTGGCATCGATTTCGGTATCGGTTTTACTTGGGAATCGTTCCTCCAGCTTTTCGCGTTTTTCTTTCCAGTAAGCTCCGGGGCTGTGGATGTGGTAAGAAAGCACAAGGCCGTTATCTGAAAGGTATTTCAGAATGTCGGGAACGTCGCTGGAGCGTGCAATCCATTTGCGGGATCCCCAGAACCCGGGGATTGAGTAAAAGTTGTGTGCAAAACTGTAGGAGTTATGGTAGCTCATACACGACGATTGCTCAAAAGGCTGGTAACGGTCCCAAACCGGCCATGCGCGGATCCCCGTTCGGCGGCATCCGTTTTCGAAATCGCCGGTGTAAATAAACGGCACATCTTCCAGCCGGCGGGTATCAACCCATGCCAGGCGGGCATCGGTACCGGGGCAAACTTCCAATACAAACTCGGGTTTGCGGCCAATACGAACACCACGGCGGAGGAACCGTTTCACGAATACTCCCTTCAGGTACTTGTATTCAACGGTTGCCATGTCGAGAAAGCGGCGGTAATTCCACGATTTCAGCCAGTCCCAAATCTCCTGGTCGTATGTCCATGTGCGGGTGATATCGCCCTCTTTTACCAAGTCAATATAAAGCTGCGGACCCTGACCATGAAGCAGGCCCATTTCGCGTTCGAGAATTCCGGGAGCCAGGTTGTTGGCTTCCATGAGGTCGCGCACCACAATTGGCAGGTTGTTGTTGGCGCCGTAGGGTACAATGTGTTTACCTGCTACCAGGTCGGGGTCGGCTTCCCATTGCACGCCACTGTCGGAAAGTATGATTGTATCCCACACATCGTCGGTAGTGGCGGCTCCGGTGTAAAACGAAAATACGCCAACATCGGGCACGTTCATTATTCCGGATTTTCCTTTAATGGTGATATCTGCTTCTTTACTCATGTCAACTCAATTTTTTGTCCGTTAAAAATCATTAGCAATGGCTGGTAAAACTGGCGGGCTTCGCCTGTATCGAGGTTGGTATATGCTTCCATTATTTCGAAATTGCGGTTTTGCTCTTTTGATGGCCGGGCCCTGAGGCGGGCTGATGCAACGTCGGTAACGCCATCGGTGGATCCTGCGGTTTCTGAATAGCTCATAAACGAAAACGAGAAACTTCCGCCGCGGTTACTGATTTGGCGCATGGAATCGATGGCATCATATACGTTCATGGTGGAAAGGTAGGAAGCGGGGCGGGGTGATGAAAGGACACTTTGCAATGCTGAATGCTTGAATGCGTGAATGCGTGAATGGTGGGAAAAAGAAAAAGCGCCGGGTTGCGACGCTTTAATTTTTAATTTCTAATTTTTAATTGCCTGAGAGTGACATTTCGATGAATTCTGATTCGGTAATGCGGCCTTCGCCGACAAACTGGTGAGCGGCATAATTGTTCCAGGGAAGAACACGGCCATCGTGCAGGACAATACTATCGGGTTCCATGCCTGTGTTGCCCAATACTTCGAAAATAACGCGAACGGTTTGCTCAAGCGTTTCTGACTCGATTTGGTAAATTACCTTTGTTTTTTTACTCATGATTGTGTAAGCATTAAAAAATAAAGAGCCGCCAGGTGCTTACACAATCACGAACAGGTACGAAACCCGAAAATGAATGATCCCGACGACTCAGTATGTTGTTTAAAAAAACTCTTAGAAAGCGAATTTCTAAACCTATTGTAATTGTGTAAGCATTACAAAGGTAGAGAATGTGATTGAGATGTGCAATAGGGTAAAATTAAAAAAGCCAGCTTTTAAAAACTGGCTTGATGAATAAATTACATTTTCTAATTATGGCGTAAGTTGAGAAGCAATAATAATTGCGCCTATGATTGAAGCCACCAGATAAATAATTGCAATAATTTTAATGGTATTAACAGCAGATTCAATTTTTGAAAGATAATGCCTGTCAAGTGAGCTGTTAAACATTGGCACTAATGAAAATTCGCTTTTAAATTTTTCATAAAATGCTTCATCATTCAAGCTTTCATTCGCTTTGATAAAATCAGAAAATTGTTTTTTGTAATCATCAACTTCCTGATTTGTGAAAAATTTTCGATAATCAAAAATAAGTTTGCCAAGGATTTGATTTCTTTTCATAATTTTTGGTTTTTAAGGTTTAAAAATTAATTGCCATGCCAATACCATGAGTTGCCGGGCTAAGTGTAACTGCATCGGAATTCATTTTTTTACCAGCTTTTATTAACTGAAAATGACCAGTAATTGAAATAATTGCACCTGTTAGCGATATTAAACTACCGGCAACAATTGCTTCCTGAGAATCAGCACCAACAGCCATAACAACGGCCCCGCCAAGACCAAGGGCAAGGCCAGTGACATAACGGGTACCGGCGCGCTGAATATAATCGCCGGCAGTGTATTGGCCATTTATACTTGTATTGTTCGCTGCACCGGAAGCAATGGCAGAAGGAGCATAATAAACTGCATCGGTAAAATTCTGATTACTTGAGAAATGTACTGCCGGGTTTTTCTTTAAAATGCTTTTAACCCGCGAATTTGGCATACTTCCTGAAATTGAGTCGACATCCATAATGTTAACTCTGTCGATGTTGGTATCCGGAAGTTTTTTAGTGAAAACTAAATCCTCGCCATAGAATCCGTCGATTTTCGTGTTTATAATTGTTCCATCGTTGAGTACAATTTTGACCTGGCCAAAATGAATTAATGGAATAAAGACAAGGATTACTAAAATAAATTTTTTCATAATAGTTTGATTTTAAGGTTTAAAAATAGTTACGTTGAATATGGTTTCAACAAGCCATAAAATTAAACTAATTATGATAATTACCAAAGCAATTATCCAACCGTATTTATAATTATGATGGAAGGTTTTGTAGCTCATGGGTGAAAGGTACAAAAAACAATGCTACAAAGCTATAATGCGTGAATGAAATAAACCACCCCTATCCATTGCACAAGCCAACACACTCCCCTCCTTTTTAAAGAAGAAAAGGAGGGGAAATTTGAAGAAGTGGAAACGACCAAAAAAAGGATCAGCCTGCCGACTGATCCATTTTCTTTAAACAATAAAGTTGATTTGGTCTTCAACTTCCTGAATCTTTGCATCGAGCACTTCCTTTACGGTTGTCAGAACAGTTTCAACTACGATGTTGTGCGAGGTTTTGAACTCCTGCCCAGATACATCTTTGATTACAACTGTTGAACTGAGACCGTCGGCTCCCAGCTTAAACCCGTTCAGGTTCTTGCGGGCTTCGTTCAGTTTCCGCCACTTGTCGATCACAATGTTCAGTTCCTCCACTTTCTGGATCCGTTTCTCCAGACTCAGGATTGCGTTTTCAACTTTGGTTTCTTTAACCACTTCCATCTTAGCCTTTTGTTCGGTTGGCTGTCCGTTTGTTTTAACTGCTGACTGTGTCATAGTATTTTTGCCCCTGCCCTGGAGACTAATTTTGGTATCCGCCCGTTTCACATTCGGACTGGCCTGGCACACCGGTTAAATAATGGCCATAACACCATTGAGCCGGGCGGATTAGGGCAAGGGCGCGCCCACCAACGAAAACAGGCAAGGGCGCTTGTATTACCCTTGCCTGTTCCGGACGGCGCAAATATCTTTGCCTTTATTTAACTGGAGTGGGGTATTTCTAATTATTTAAAATTATTATTTCTTTTAAATATGCAGCTTGTGTCAGAACAATGAATCCTGTTTCAGGATATTGAGAATCCTGTTTAATTAGTATATTAGGCAATCGCATAGATACTAGTCCTAAAATTGCCCATTCTTTTCCATAGATATCGTAAGAGTAAGCTGGTCCTCCGGAAAATCCTTTATTTCCTATGATGTCAAGTAAGGTATAATTCAAAGTACCCAATTTAATAATTCCGGAAATAATACCCTTTTTAATTAAAGGTAATTGATAAGTACTACCATCAGAATATACACTTCTCGCATCCATCATCATAAAATTAGGGAATCCTAATATATAGGCATCATTTCCAAATCCTTCAAAATGTAGATTTAAATGGTGATTTGTTAGTTGTATAGTGTCGGGCAGAATAAATAATACTGCATCCACTGAATCATTTTTGTGATATAGTGGTTTAAGTTTCAGCGTTTTCCATTTTTCACTTTGAAAAATTTCTAGATATAATGAATCGTTTTTATTTTGACTAGTAAGAATTACGTGTTTTGCTGTTGCTAAATAATTTCTTTTATTATAGAAAAAAAGAAACGAAGTTCCAATTGAATAACCATTACTTAATGAATCTGTTTTAATTCTTGTGTAGAATATACCATCTAAGCAGTCAACAGGTAAATTTTTAATATTTTGCGATGTCGCTGAGAAAATCAGTACAACGAAAGTTACGATTATGGTCCACTTTTTCATTTGTCTTTTTATTAAACAATTCTTTAAAAAAAATAATTCAGCATAAAGCTATGTAAAGTAACGACAAAAAAAGGGCAAAAGCCCTTTTTCTTCAAAATTCAAATAACAGTTGCTTTGCAGGCATTTCCCTGGTTTTGTTTTCCAGTACTGGTATTTCGTTTTTCGGAATATCTGTTTTGTTTTCCGGGAGTTTCATGTGGATGTAGCTTTGTTTTTCGGATATCTGGCTTACGCGTGGTACACCGTGGATGGTTGGTTCGATTACCCAGCCTGAGTAATACTGGTTGGTGAGGGTGTTCATCCAGGCTACTTCGCCGTACATGCAGTTTAGTGTCATGTTTACCACTGTCATTTTCGCACAGTTTACATCGTTATCGGCACCATAGAACCGGGCATACCTGTTGAGCTTTGCCATTGCCATTAACATTCGCCCGCTTCCACAGGCAGGGTCGGCAATGCGTTCGAGCGGGTTGACGGGGTTCATCAGGCGGGCCATCATGTCGCATAGGTGTTGCGGTGTGAAGAACTGTCCGTTGTGGCCGTGCGAAATGTGTTCTTCGAAGTAGGTTCCCAGTACGTCAACCATTCCGGTTCCGTCGCCGGTCATTTCGATGGTGAGGGCTCCCAGGGCTTCAGAAAATGTATAAGCTTCGGGCTTTTCGTAACGGCGGATAATGTTCAGGTATTCCTCTTCGCGCTGGCCGTGTGAGAAAGCACATATAAGCAAAGTTAGGAAATCGGAAAAAACGGCTGACACACCGTATCGGCGCGTCAGCTTTTCCATCAGTTTTTCGAATTTCTGTGGTTGTGTTTTCATAGCTCAGAATTCAAAGGATTCAACAACAGGTGGGTTTTCCTCCGTCTGCACAACCGTTTCGGAAGTTTCGTGCGGGGTAATTCCCAGGATAAAGTCGGTAGCCAACTGGGCATAACTGGCAGCCTGGAGTACAAACTTTTTGTCGTTTTTGAGTTTCTGCAGCCAGCTTTGTATGTAGGCGGCTGAGTTGTCGATGGTTTCGTTTTCGATTCCGGAAATACCACAGAGGTAAGCAGCTCCCATTTCGGCAACCAGCTCCTCTTGCGAATAGTCGTTGCTGCCAAAGTGATGGTTTGGGAATTTGCTGTGCCGGTTTAATCTGCGTGCATGGCCTGTTGCGTGAACCAGCTCGTGATACAGCGTGGAGTAGTACTGTTCGGCCTTGAAAAACCTCCGTGGATTTGGGATTTTCACCGTGTCGAGAGATGGCACATAGCAGGCATACTCGGCATTGTGCGAAATGTAGGGTGAATCCTTCCATTCTTCCACCAGCCGATCGCAGGTTCCAATGGGGTCGAAATCCTGATCGTGTTGGTTGTTCGATGGGATTTTCTTTGGGTCGATTCCTTCCACATCGTCAACATGAAAAACACGATAGTAACGCAGGTAAGGAACCTTCTTTGTGGGGTCTTCGCGGGATTCGACCATTTTCCAGAAAACCACCTGGAACGCTTTTGACCCTTTCCGGACCGTAGCGCCCAGTTCCTGCACCTGGTTAAAAGTGAGGAAAAACGGCCTCTCGAAACCCATGCTGAGCAGGTACCAGAAGTTGAAACCGCGGTAAGTTTTCTTTGACACCAGGTTACGTGGCATTGCTCCTGCCGTTTTCCATGGCATGTGCCACGGTACCACACCAGCTTCGAGGCGGTCGGTAATGAGTTTAGTAACCATTTCGTAGATATCGAATTTATCCATATTATTTTGCTGCTGCCTACACAGACTTATTATGGCATCAGGCACGCCGGTTAATTTCGGCATACCACATTGAGCCATGCGGATTAGGGCAAGGGCGGATCCACAAAAGAAAACAGGCAAGGGAGCTTGTATTACCCTTGCCTGTTCCGGATGGCGATTAATAAATTTGCCGTGATTAAGTGGAGTGAGGATCTTTCTGAGATCTGGGGAAAACCGACCAAAAAAAAGGGCCGAAGCCCTATGCATAACACTTTTTGAAAGACTCATACTCGAAAGCGATTGTTTTTGTATCGAGTAATTCACTGGCTCCCGGGAAGTAGGTGTTTTCAAGATAATCGACGAATGCATCCCAAAGGTTGTTTTTTTCTTCACTGCTGTTTTTGTAAGATTTTGATTTCATAATGTTTTAATTTTAAAATGATGTGCATTGCCATCACAGCAGAAAGTCAGAACATGCAAGGAGGAACTGGAATAAATTTTTATGCCGGGAAAATCCTTGAATGGCAGCGTGCATTATGAATTGAGGCTGTTTCTTCGCACACACATTTAAAATAAACAGGGTGAAAGCACTGGAGAAAATGGCAGGGAAAAACGTGTTTTGGGGTGTGAAGTTTAACGACCAAAAAAATACCCTACCGGAGCAGGGCATTCTTTATTACTCGATTGAGGTTACAATGAGTTGATTGTTACGGCATTCGACCTTAACCATTTTGGAAGGTTTGAAACCAGCATCGGACAGCCAGTTTCCGCTGAGTGTGAGTTTTGGCACAATGTTCATCCGCTTGTCGTATTTACCACTTTGGCGATAAAACTCCTGTATTTTGATAATCTTTTCCATACTGCAGAGTTTTAAAGGCCAGGGTCGGCATCAGAGAATTCAGGATAATCCGGAGCATGTTCCAGGTTATCAAAACAATCATCACAGCAATCGGGGTCAATCATAAAGAAGCCGTTTTCGTAAGCTTCGTTTTCTTCGTTGTTTAGGTTAAACCTACTGCCGCAATGGATGCAGCGAAATCTTCCATATTTTGAATCAGACATAATGTTTTGCTGCTGCCTACACAGACTTTTTATGGCATCAGGCACGCCGGTTAAATATTGGCGTACCACCATTGAGCCGGGCGGATTAGGGCAAGGGCGCCCTTCGACTACGCTCAGGATGACCACTGGAAACAGGAAGGGTGTTTATATACCCTTGACTGTTCCGGGCGGCGATTAATACCTTTGCCGGTATTTAAGTGGAGTGGATAGTCTTTCTGAGATGTACGACCAAAAAAAATCCCTGCCGAAGCAGGGAAAATTTCTTCAGAATGGAATGTCAGCGTTTTCAGCTTTCTTTGATTTGCGTTTCTTTGGAGCCGGTTTTTCTTCTTCAACTTCCTCGATTGTTGTGCAGTAAAGCGTATAACTCCTGTTAAATTTGTCGGGCTGTTTCATTTTTGCAACTTCAAACGTGATGTACTCTTCACCTTCGTATTTGTGGATGAATTTCATCATTTCCGACACTTTCACAGTACATTTTGCGATTGTCATGTTAGGTACCTGAGTTCCTTTTCCGATGTAATTTTTCTTGTAAGTTTTCATTTTAATAATTTTTAAAAGTTAATATGTGCAGGTATCAGATGGCACAATTCAGGGCATAGCAAGGAGGAACTGGAAGGCTGAATGAGTGTGAACGTGTACACGAAAGAGGCACCCGGGAAAATCCTTGTATGGCAAAGCGTACCCTGAAAGCGCAGCGGTTGTGCCATCACCTTAGCAGATATTAAGTCAAAAAAATTATATGAAAACTGGCCACATGAAAAATATCGGGAAAGTGGGTTCAGCCAAATAACCGAAAATTTGAAAGTATCAGGAAATATTCATCCCGAATAGAAGTACATCCGTTGGAGTGCATCAGAACCCGGCCGGGAGGATTACAGTACTGCCAAAGCGAGGAAGTTTAAAAACCGGAATTTCGCAAAAAAATATCCAAAGCTTTTCCGTTCTGATTTTCCATGATCGGCATGGGATTTAGGGATTGCATCTTAGTTTCTTTGAGCACGGGTAGGTCAGCGAAAAATCGCCGTGGTAGCAAGATTTTTCGCGTTAAGCCTACCCGTGCGTGCTTCTTTTTTGTCCACTTTTTTCTTGCAAGAAAAAAGTGGCGCCGCAATACAGATAAAAATCTAATTTCGGATAACTCCTCAAAACATAAGGACAAAAAATTACCCTTTTTATAAAGATTATGTGAAGTAAAAATCAACAAATCAGTCAATAAACCATTTTGAAAATATTCAAAAATGGTTTATGTAACGATTGACTCCGAGCCCGCCCCCCTTCGTGTTTGCCTTTGCATGAATCGCTTTCAAAGGATATATGACAAACGGCCTGTTGCTCATTATGTTAAGCCATGCCAGCCGCAACAAATGACTTAAAATGGTATTCCCACCACTTTTTAAGTCATAAGGATAACTTTTGATTTGATAATCTAACCAACGGTTGATACATCACCAGCACTTTGCTTGCGTGTACCCTTGGATAATTTGAGCCAATCTCTTCTACACATCAGGTATTTAAATGCATCTGAAAAGTTAGTTGATTCGGTAGGTAATTTATGAACTGGAAGACCCTCACTACGCTTATCTTTTACAACCAGCTTACGGTTGTTTCTATTGACTATCTTGGTTGGTGCTTTCTCTATCGATGCTTTTAAACAGCGACAATTAAACTGGTCGATTCGTACTTTAGGCAGCAATGGATTAGCCTCAGACAGCAGGTCAATCATGAAGTTGTATTCAGTGTTTGAATGTATGTTGCCCTGCCCGATGGAACGAAGTAATACTTTCCATCCAGTACGTTTACCCTTACGGTCCTTCTCAATTGCTTTCTTTATTTGTGTGGCTAAGTCCTGCCCTGTCTTCTGGTAGTTGTTTCCAGCCCTGTCATAATACAGGTTAACTGTCTTCTCTTCCATGTGTCTGAAGTACTCAAGGAACTGGTCTGCTATCTCCCTGATGGAGTTAGGGGGTAATGTATAAAGCTCCTTCAAACAATTGTATTCACGTTTAGCTCCAGGTTGGGCAATAACCATTGATAACATATTGCCAAAGTCCATACCTATATCGATGGCCTTAGCTTTATTTAGTTTAGCCAGGATACGACAATCTTCTTTATCCCGGATGCCAAAAGCTTCACTGAAATACGAATCGTTACCATCTTGATAGAAATGCTTTTCGGTAAGTTTCGTGTAGAATCGGTTACCTGCAGTTAAATTCGGTTTCAGTGAAAGTATTGCCTGAGCAACATCTTCCAACCCGGCTGCAAACTCCTCACTAAAAAATTCAACTCCCAGGATATCGGAATTAATGAATGAGCTGGCCACCCAGAAAAAAACAGTGTGTTGTCTCACTTTGCGCCAACGCTGCTCCCATCTGTCGAGCTTTCTTTGAACATTGGCAATTTCTTTCCGATCTCCGGAGTCTTTTGCCAAAACATATTCTTTCCGGATTTCATTCAGCACAAAACCAACTTTCAAAACCCTGACAATTTCTTTCGGGTCCATCCTTTTGCGATGCTTCAGTATCCAGTCATGTTCACCTATCAGGTTTGGATTGGGCATGTCGGTAGTGAATGTCTGCGAGCGGTAAAATGGTGAATTACCAAACCTTACCTTATATCCGCGAACGGCTTTTGTTAGTTTGGCAATTTTATCTTCCCGGAAGAATTTCACTTCATCACCAATAATGGCCACATAACTTTTTCCCGCGGCGCTCGATGGACGGTCGAGCGAAATAAGTGTAAGGTTAAAACCATTGAAAAATACAATGGTGTGTTTGTAGCTGGAGATAATATTTACCGGCTTCTCTTTCCAATGGTCGAACGGTGGTTTCTCTATACGGTAATGAATTTCCTCTTCCCAACCCAACAAACGTAAACCTTCCTGAAGTGTAGGCAAAACGTTTTTCTGAAGGTTGGCATAAGTATCGGCAACCAAAGCAACCGGTGCTCCCGGCATATCGTAAACCATTTCCTGCAGGCGTTCGGCCAAAAAAGCAGTTGTTTTGGTACTGCCACGGCCACCAACAAAAAACAGCGATGCAAACATTCCAATACCGCTCAGCTGTGCAAGCCAGTTCATGTAACGTACTTCAACGTCGTTACGGTCGAGGTCAATCTTCGTCGGCTTGGTCATTTATCATCTCTATAAAATCAATATCATCAATCATTGCTTCCTGCTTCCATCGCCGTTTGTTCGAAGCAGTTTCGTCCATGGCATCTATTTCTTTAGCCAGTTCGTTGCGGTCGATGGCAGGTAATTTGGCCTGAACAGGATTTAGGGTATAAATTTTAATCGGACGTTTATATAATTCTTCCGGAATATGTAACGGGTCTGGCTGGTCTAACTGCCGGGCTTTGTAACTGTCCCATAACAGGGCGCGGTATATTTCAAGGTCCTTAACACTTTGTGCAGCTTCAAGAGCGAGCTGCGCGGCCTGTTCAAACTGTTCAGCCTTCAGGTTGCGGGCTGCCTGTTTATCAAGAATCTCATCTGAATAGAAAAGGTTTATCGACTCTTCAAACATCTGTTTGGCACGGTATAAACTGATATTGAATGGTGGTTGAGTAAAAAATGAAATGGTTTGATTCAAACCATACCTGCGGCGCATGGTGTTCATTTTTGAAAGTATATCGAGGTATTCAATCTCTTCCGGAGTAAGTTTCGATAGGCTTCCCTTTTCAATGTACTCTGCAATTTCGTGATAACGGCTTACTTCAAACTTCTTTGCCATAAATTATCCTTTCTTTCATTTCCTGAAACATCACCTGGAACCGCTTCCGGTCAAGTCGCTGTGCCTGTGTTGCATTGCCGCCGTTTGCTGCCTGCTGTGTGGCAATAGCTTCCTGTGCTTCGTTAACAAGTACTCCGCGGTTGTAATGATATCTTATCCTGCTGTCGGGCCGGTTGAATTCATGCATAAAATCATCCACCTTAACATCAAAATACATTGCAACCTTATCGGGTGTGTAACCTATGGCTGCAATATCCTCAAGTTCCTGAACTTTATCCAGCGGGAACCAGTCGGGCCATTCACTTAGTATATCCAGATCTGAACTCATATATCCGTTTCGATTTCATAAAAATGTACTGCTCTTCAGCGCTGTTCTCAGAGAAATTTCCCGATCCTTCAACAACATAGTGGTCGGTTCCTACCCGGGCGCAAATCACTTTCTGATGTGTCCAGGCATATTCAACCTGAAAATCGGGAAATTCTTTTACCATCATCTCGAGCTGGTCCTTTACCCTGGGCATCCTGTACTTAATACTTTCCGCAATGTAAAGGGCGATATCGCCTATTTCATTGCTCCTTATCTTCGATGATAAACTGTCGAGTATGCGAGTGTTTATCGAGTATGTTTTTATCAGAAGTTGCTCAATCCTTCCGGCATGTTTCAGCAGGTAAACAATAAAGGTGAATGCATTAAAACTATTTGTGGTTTGCATAAATATCACTTCGTTTTCTTCCGGAAGATGGCCTGTCAGCATCTTGATGGTGGCCACTTTCCTTTCGTGTATTTCATCAAACTTTATCCGGATTGATTTTGAGTTTTCATCTCTGAACTTCAATCCTTTTTCATCACCATCAATAAATGGCTTAGGCTTCAGGTCGTTTATATCGAAAAATTTACCCATTGATACCCAGCAACCGTTTTACTTCGGCCAGTTCTGCTCTCACTTCATTCAACCGCTGTTGCCTTTCGCCAAGTAAATGGGGTTTGTTGCCCTGTTTTATTACGCTTTCGATTCTCCAGATACGGTGAGGCAAGGTAATTTCGTGAAGTTTTACCAGGTCAATCACATTCAAACCACGCAGATGTTCAAACTTTTTATACTGGTTAAAAACCGGGTGTTTGCCCAAAACAGCGCCATGCTTCATGTAATATTCAAACTCCTGGTGAATCAGCCGGTTTTCCTTGTAATTCTCAACCAGTTCAAAAGCAGTCTGGTAACATTCATCAATGCTGGAGCAATCAAACAGACGTTTGTGCGCCGCTGTATAATTTTCCCAGGCTGTTATTTTGTCGGCTGCTAACGCCTTAAGCTCCGTTGGACATTCCGGTCGTGATAAGAATGGCCATTGTTTTCTGAAGGATCGGTTATTGTTTTTTTCAACCTTTCTGTTTTCTCCAGATTGATTTCCGGCTTCAGGTGTTTTGTTACTGATTTTTTCATCTTTAAACTTTAAACTTTGAACTTTAAACTTTTCCCTGCTCATTCCCATCATCGCGCAAAAATCAGCAATCATGGCATCGTAGTATTTTACAGGGTTTTGTTTTAACCGCGCAATCAGTTGCTTGTCACCGCGTAAACCAGCATACAGGGAAATCCCTTCCTTTAGCTTTGCCCCGGCACGTATCCAGTTTACCACCTTAACCCGGTCGGCTTTGGCTGTTATTTTTCGAACCGGCATTTGTTGGGAAGAATATCAGCAATTATTTTCATCAGCTTTTCAGAATAACCTGCCTGCGAATTGCCCACAACCTTTTTACGGGGTATCAATGCACGTAAACGGTCGAGGTCGGCGTTTGGGCGGTAAACACCTGCCTTCAGATTATCATTCTCCAAAGCAATTTGGGTTTCAACATTGTAAGGTACAAAGCCCGGGAACCATATATTAAAATACAGTGTGGCAATCAGCATCGATTTTTCTGTCAGATTCATGGTTTCAATCATTTCCTTCAGTTTTTGCTTTTCGAAAACAAAAGGCATGTGTACAGAAAAATCCCAGGTACCGGCGCCCATGCTTTTTAATGCATTGTAAGTGGCCCGTTTGTTTTCGTGATATAAAGTTCCTCCCAGGTTCTTTTCATTCAGTTTGCCGGTGCATTTCAAAAATTCAAGGTCGGCAAGCATTACCGGCGAAACCAGGTACTGGTCATCATTGCTCCATATAAATTTTTCTGTAACAAGGTCCGATTCAATTACCCGCATCATTTTGTGTGCAATATCTATTGGCGGGTTCTGGCCAACAACTGCACATTCAATTACATTCAGCCGGTCATTCATCCACGGTTCACGGTCGCCAACAATTACCAGGTTAAATTCTTCCCTGAAATGAGTATCCCAACCTCTAACGGCCAGCTTCAGTTCGTTACCCTGTGCATACTTTTTTACGTATGGAATAACAACTGATATTTTCCCCGATTTTAATTCCTCATTTTCCTGGAGCAGCGATTGGATATTGAACAATTCTTCATCGGTTATTCCCAATGGTTTTTTATCTGTTAAAGCTTGTTCCGCTTCATTTTCCAACCTCAGTATAGTTTCCTTCTGCTGCAGGTTCTCATCCTGAATTTTTTGCAATGCTGCCAGTATTTCCGGCTTGGTGTTTTTTAATGAAATTTCCATGATGTTTTTTATTTTGAAAATTAAGATGTTGCAATTGCAAACAGAAGGACATAAAAAAAGCGCCTCCGTCGATCGACGAATAGCGCTTCAATTATAATCTGGTTTTGTATTAAACTCCTAATCCTCCCGAATCGGTATCAAGCGCGGGTTGTGTGCCCAGGTACAACATCGATTTTGGTCCTCTCATTACCGATTTCAGGGTAATGGTCGATTTCAAAGCCTCTTTGTCATCCTGCTCTTCTACGCTGAACTGGATGGGTTCTTCAATGGTACCGTGAAGTTTTACGCTGGTAAAACCACGTCTGAAACTCAATGCAACCAGGTTAATGTTAACATTGTTTTCCATCCATTCCTGCAAACCAACCTCGTCGCCGGGGTGTTCGAAAACAAGGTTCTGAATCCATCCTTTTCCATCAGGTTCGCCTTCAACACCATCAAAACGTTTAATGGTCGATGGTGTGGCATATACGGCAATGGCATTGGCACCGGGTTTCAGGGTGAGGTTCTGCCCCACAGCGCTTTGAACGCCGTTGGCATCGCGGGTCGGGAAATTCAGAATATCATCGGTTCTTACAATAATGATATTCGGGTCTTTACCCTGGGGTCTTCCGGGATTGTTTCCCGTTTTTGGAACGCTTACTGGTGTGTACATAACTTCGAATTTTTAATTTTTAATTTATAATTTATAATTCTCAGTTATCCTATACTCCGCCTCCTACGCTGCCAGAATCAACTGCATCGGGAATGGCATAAAATACAGCTTCAGCAATTGCGAACCCAATACCGAAACGGAATTCACCAATACAGTGAATGTCGTAATCGTATTTGCGAAGCGTGAGCTTGGTAGCTCCGGGCTCGTTAATATGGCGCAAGCCAATAAAGTTCTCTTTTGGAGTACTAAACATGGCGCCTTTATCGGTCATGTTGTACATTGGTACCAACCGGTTGCGGCTGTAATCAATCACATCACCACCATATTTTGGGTCATCGCCTTTATCAGAACCAACGCCATATTTATCCTTGTAAGCACGTTTGTACATGCGGTAAAGGGTTGGGTCGATAAACACCGGCATCTCGCGGCGTTTGTATTTTTTGTCGATGCTGTCAACAAACAAATTCACCTGGTCCAGAATGTTGTCCATGGTAATGGTAGCAGCCAGTGCTATCGGGTTCATCAACGGAGTTGGAAGAGCTTTGTCTTTTTGCAGCAAAGTCATAAAACCATCAATCGATTTCAACGGGTCCTGTCCGGCGTCACCTTCGGTAACAGTGCTCCAGTCCAGTTCTTCATATTCACCGTTGGCGCAAACATCATCCAAATCTTCCTGTGCTTTTGGCACAATCAGTTGGTTGATAATGTAAACAGTAACCGGGTGCTGGTCGAGGTCTTTATCCTCTTCGTACATTCCCAAAATCCATTTTTCAACATCAGCCGGAGTTATCGGGAAGTTGATTTTAAATCTCCTTAACGGAATTACAAGTGGGGTAAATTCGGTATCTCCCAGCGGTGTCCATTTCGGAACAAACTGCTGAATTACCGAAGTAACAGCGGCTTTTGTAGCTTTCCAGCTTTCAATGCCACGTTCCCAGGTTAAATACTGGGCGGTTTCAAATCCCTGGAATACGTCTTTCAACATTGGCAACTTCACGTAGTTAACCAGGTCTCCAAATTCCGAAATCACCGAATCAACATCGATGGTTTCACCTGCGGCAAGCACGCGGTGGTCGCCGGCCAAAAACTCAGCGGCCATTTTGTTGTGAGCCAGGTTGCGGTTTACTTTCAGTTTCAACTGTCGTTTTCCGTTTTCGGTTACATACTCGGCAGCGGGTGCCGGTTCAGGAGTATCAGCAAGTTTTGCAACCTGCCCTTTAAGAGTTACATTCTCCGATGCAACAGCATCGAGCTTTGTTTTTTGCTCGTTAACCAGTTGCTCCAGATTTGTCAGTTTCAATTCGAGGCGGGCGCGGAGAGGATCCTCACCTGTAGCTTCAAACTTTGCCAGGTCAGCCTCGAACTTTGCTACAAACTGCTGGCCGTATTCAGCGGCAAGCTGTTCTTTCTGGCTTTCAGATAATACCGATTTGCCTTCTTCTTTGGCAAACGCGGTAATTCCCAAAAAGCCCAAAACCATAGAAAGTGCGTGTTTAAACATTTTTTAAAATTTAACTGTTAATATACTTGTCCACAAAGGCTGATTTGGCAAGGTTGCGGCTTATCTCAACAGCAATGTCGAGTGAACCAATCTCGTCAATCAAACCCACCTCTTTGGCGTTAAGTGAATTTTCTTTTTCGTTACGGGCAAAAAACATCCGGCCATTTAATAAGCCAGGTACTTCCATGTTTAGTTTATTGCCGCGGTTTGCTTTAATGGCACTCTGAAACGCAACAGCAAGAGGCGAAAGTTCCTCCTGTTTTATTTCGTCGTATTTTCCCTCGAGTGCAAGTTGGAAAGGGCGGTTTTTATAATCCGATTCCGGAGCATAAATGGTGTGGCGTTTAAAGCCTTCCTTTTCGTAATATGGAATAACATCCCAAAAACTCATCATAACGCCAATTGAACCAAACTCAGCCGATATATCGTTGTTGGCAACTATACGGGTACAGGCTGAAGCTGCCCAGTAGGCTGCGCTGGCTGCAAGGTCGCAACTGGCCACAACAGGTTTTTTACTGCCCGAGCGTATTTTTGCAATACCCTGAACTATCGGGGCAACAGCATCAACAGCGCCACCACCCGAATCAATGTCGAGTACTATCGACGAAATATTCCGGTGCGTTGCTGCCTCCAGCATTTTGCCGGCAATTTCTTCGGTACCGTAAGTACATTCAGTTCCATATTTCAACATGGTACCTTTCAACGGAATAATTGCGGTGGATCCTGCGGGTGCTTTTTCAAAGTTTCCAACCCCGGCAAATACTTCTCCGTTTTTGGCAACAGCGCAAATTGGAAAAGCAGCGCGTTCTTTTTCCAAATCGATGGTCTGGTCACGGCCACTCCAGTCGCGGTTTAAAAATTGATTAATGGTTGCTCCCTGGGCGATTACCTTTTCAGGCTGCATTGCCCAAATTCCCCGGTATATTTGAGAAATAAGGAGGAATTGCCACTGATTGCGTAATACTGCGTCGTTCATGTACACAATATTACGTTATGGGCCTGCTGTATTAAAGGACTTGAATAAAGGCAAAGGGCAAGGGGCAAAGGGCAGAAACGCTTTGCTCTATGCCACATGCTCTTTGCTCTATGCTCTTATACTCCTGCACCTTCAGAACCCGAATCCAAACTGGTAACAACAAAAAGGTTTGGGCCTGTACTGCTCCAGTTACTTTCGATGGTAAGTTTTGTCGATGAGTTTGAATCTGAACTAATGAAAAGCTTGGGCTGGTTTACAGCATTGCCAATAATCTTTTCCCTTCCGCTGCGGTAGGTGATTTTCAATAATACCTTTCTGCCCGAAATATTGGCGATATCACCCGGTGTATTATTATCGTGGCCGGGGTGCTGAGCTGTGAGTTGTGTGCGGAAAACAGTTCCCGCCGGTGTTTCCTCTGGTTTTTCCTTTAGGTCGATACTGCCGATTGTAGTATGAATCAGCTTCCAGCTTCCGGTTACTGAAACTACGCAACCCGAATCCCCGGCAGCGCCATAATATGCAATATCCGATTTATATACATAGTGAATCGAAATCGGGCGTTCTGTACCTGGTGTTTTTTGTTCCATTTTTTCAGACTTAAAGTGTTGTTTTCAATCGGTATTCCTGATAAATAATTTAATTAATTGATATTCTTTGTTTTAGAATGGTTTTACTCTTTAGTCGTATCTCACTTTTGCGCGCCCGGTAATCATATTTCTTTACATAGTCGAAATTAACCGCATTCATCCTTACGTTGAGCAAATCCAAAATCACTTCAATAATAGCAAGCTGGTCCATGTTCATTCCATAACCATCCTTAAAGATGTTTTCTATCCAGCACGAATATGACGATTCAACCCTGTCGCAAAAAGCCTCGTTTTCTTCAGCGTTAATGTAAATGTATTTCGAGGTAAGCGAGTACTGGTTAAATTCGGTAACCGGCACTGTAAATATTACAGGGTTCTCAAAATTCTGGATTCCTTTTTTGCACTGTGTTTTTTCAATCAGGCCGTTAATTGCTTTGCCGATGATGTGTTTCCGGTTGGCGACTATAATTTCCTGTTTAGCCGGAGTTTCAAAAACATAACGGCAAAATGCCTCAAGTACTGGCGGAAGGTCGATAATAACTTTTGGTTTTGTGTCAGGTTCGATTTTTGGCGTCGGTTTCATATGAGCTGTTTAGCCCAGTACAACGCCCCGAAGATAACGCATCACTTTCAACTTTCAACTTTCAACTTTGAACTTTTTTATTTCTCCCGTCAGTATAGTTTTTGCACGAAAAATTTGTAACCGTGTAACCGGGTAATTTTTTATTTATAAGTTATTAGTTATTAATTGTTTAGAAAGTCACATTTCAGTTTTAAAAAATGTAACCGGTGTTTTTAAAAAGTGTAACCGAAATGTGTCCGCGCGGGCGGTTACAAAAAAAGTGTGTCCGACACAAATAGCAAAAACAAAACGTAACCGTGTAACTCTTTCTTTTTTAGCTCTTTTGAGTATTGGTTACAAAGTTACATTTTTTTAATAGTAAATAAGTAAAAGGTAAGGAAAAGAAAAAAGGCAGCACCCCAGCCAAAAAAAACAGCACAAAAAAAACACCCTCCCGGATGCTACCGAAAGGGTGAATAAAAAGGTGTCACTTCGTGACGTATTGTTTTACCACCTGCCGGTGGATCGGTCGCTATCATACTGTGCCCTGGTGAAAAGCCTGACCGATAACAGCCGCTATACAATCATTGCTCGTTCCTCACAACGATGCATAGCTTCGAGTTATCGGTCAGGCTCCGCGTGAGGGATAGCAGCGGATAGCCCGGAATGCAATGAGGACTTGCAGCGTATAGCCCGACCCCGGGAACTCGGGGGCACGCCCAAATATTATAGTTCCGGAAGTTCATTTTCAAAATGTTTCACTTCGCACAACAGCCGGTCTTTATTCCAGTTCAGGTCAACGTGCCAAACCAGTATGGTATCGCTGCCCTGTTTTTCAAGCACGTAAGCATGTTCTGCCCTTACCTGGTTCATCTGCTTAATCTCTTTAATCTTCAGGGCGAACAGCCTTTCAAAATCTTCCACCTGGTCCCAAAGCCTGCAAATCTGACTTACCAGGCTTTTAACCTGCTGGTCCATCGTGCCGTCAGCTCGTTTTTTATAGGTTACTTTTAGCATGGCAGTTTATTCAGCATCCGCTTTCATATCTCCCATCAAATCACGGCCCCAGTCGCGCGTGCGGCCGTTGAATTCATTTTCAACCTCGCTAAAATCTATCCGCGCCACATCACGGGCTGAAACCCACATCGACCCGTAATTTTTATAGTTCCGGTATTCGGTATCGATGTACTTGCAACGCGGAAATTTGGTGTTTATTTCATCTACCTTTTGTCTGAATTGCTTTACATACTGCTCCAGTGCCTCTTCACCGTAAATCAAGGTCCGGTTCATAGTTCTGGCTAAGTTTTGTACTGCTTCTTCTGACTTGTTTTTAGGATTGTTCAGGTGTTGCATTTCGGCAAAATACTTTTTCATACTTTTAATTTTAATTTGGTTATCTGGTCTAATCCCTCGCGGATCCTGTACCTTTCTTCTTCAATTGTTTTTAGCCTGCTCCGGCTTACTTTATCCCTTACGTTTTGGCTAATGGCCATGGGCGAAATGTTCCCGGGCTTAAACCTGTGCGCTTCACTGTTGGGAACGCACCAGCCTTTTAGTCCTTTAGTTGGATTTGTTCCTCTTTTTGCCCTTGCCATTTTTTGAATCTGCTCTTTTCTTTTTTCCAGGAATCCTTCTTCTTTTTCAAGCCCAAGTTCCCGGGCTTTTCTTACGAGCGAACGCCAACTAACGCCCAAATCAATGGCCAGCGATTTGTTGTAAGCATATTTGAATTCAAACTTTAACCGGTGAATCATTTCCGGTGTCCAGTCGATTTTATACCTGTTCATTTTTCAAATATTATCGGGTGAATTTTATAAATCTTCGAATAGTCTTTATTGAATGATAGCCAGCCCTGCCATGGCCATGCGTCCATGTATTCTTTTACTGCAGTAATAAACGCGCTCCGGTTTTCGTGCTTTGCCAGTTTCGAAACCGAATAGGTTACATCTGGTTTCATTGTTTCCAGGAACTCCCAAACCTTTCGCTTATATTCAACTGTCGCAGCGTTCATACTGTTAAATTAAAACGGCTGGTCTCCATCAGGTTCTGCTTCGTTTCCATCGTGCAAATCTGCCGGGTTTATCACCAGGTTGGTTTGTATGTAAATCATATCCTTGGTGGTTCCGTCAACCTTGCGGCTGATGCGCCCCTGGGCGTTGCAAAACGATTTGGGATTGAACTTGTACCCGTAGAACCGGCAGAAGGCCCGCAGCGCTTTTGTAAATTTGTTGGTGGTCCATCCCTTCATGTTGGTTTTCTTCATAAAGTCGTTCAGGGCATCTTCTTTGGCAATTAGCGTGTTCACGTTGTCGCCCTCGCGTTTGTCGTCGATGTAGAAATACGCATCGGCCCAGTCTTTAAACGCCTGCCCCATTTCGGCCAGCAGGTTACGCAGAGTTACATTTCCCATCGGCGGGTTAATCTTCAGGGGTGCGGGGACGCTCAAATAAAACCTGATGCACTGTGCAAAAAAGTTAAAGTCGGCATTCCACTCGGCTTCGGTATAAGCTTCGCCAAAAAGTTCTTTTCCAAAATCGTCGAATATCTTCCGTGTTTCGCGGTAGTTGTTGGTTTCGGTGCGCTCGTGGTAGTAGTCCGAAAATACGGTGTACAGAATCCGGGCGGTTAAGCTGGTGTCGATATCGCGCAGGGCATGGTTCGAGGTAAAGCAGAATTTCGGGCTAAGGTCGAACGGTATTTCATAACTCTGGTTGTTCTTTGGATTTACAATCAGCTCGCCGGTGATGCTGTCGAAAAAGAATTTGTAGTTCAAATAAAGGTCGGCATCGTCAACCAGTACATAGTCGGTGTACTCGGTAACCCTGTCGTAAAGGTGCGGGTTCTCTGTCATCTTCGGGTTACGCCCGGAGAGTGTTACCGATTTCATAAAGTACCGCAGCGCTTTGTAGCCAAACGATTTCCCTGAGCGCCCGTTCGATTCTCCTTCTTCGCCCAGCACGGCATCCATCGCAAACACTGCCCATGCCCTTGCCTGGCTTTTGTACCGGTGCAGCAGGTAGCCTATCGAGAAGATTTTGTTTATCAGGTGCTGTTTCTGCTCAAAAATTTCTTCCTCTGTCAGGCGGCTGCCATCGATGCAAAATTTGTGGTCCTTCAAATATTTTTCTTCCTCTTCTTCGCTCACCTGCTCAAGCTCTGTTTCCAGTTCCTTCCTCCAGTGTATCCTGGACGAGTTGATCAGGTACGAAAAGTATTTCGATTGGGTATTGTGCACCTCAATGTCGTAATGTTCGTCGGCTATTTTTTTAATCGTAAATGGCGAATCGGTTTTCTTTACCTTATGCGGAATCACCTCCTCGCTCCAAACATACCGTTCGCTGCCTTCGCTCCTGCTTTCAATCACATCTTCTGCAGTAACTTTCCACACTTTGTTTTCGAAAAACAGGTATTGCGCGTGTGGCTCGTAATCGCAAAAATCAATTTTAATTTGTTTCAGCCCTTCCAGCGTGGCCTCGCTCAGCCTGTTGGTGTTCAGCAGCAGCTCCAGTATCTGGTTGTCGAGGTAATTGTTTTCGCAGTAGCCAATCAGAAACGATTTGATGTCCTTCGATTTTATCTCCTTTACAATATGGCCGTTGATGTAAACAAACATCTGCCCGGTTTTCGAGTTCTTATTTTCGAGCTGGTAAAACCCGTTGGCCTGCAAAAAAAAGCGGGTATTGGCCGAACTGAGGTTGTATTTTATGCCATTCTTGGTAACGTCAACCTTCCAGAACCGCATGGGCTTGGCCACGTTTATCAGCTTTTTAAAGTCCCAGTCCTTATTGTAGATTTCAATGTAATCCAAAAAATCTTTCCTGGCTTTTCCCCTCGGGTCCTTAAACAGGCGGAGGCTCTCCGGAAGCATGATGTGATGAATGTCCAAATACTGCATCCCCAGCCTGATGGCGGCACGCAGGCCGGTATCGTCAATATCGGGGAGGTTGTACAGCACATCAACGCAGCGCATGATGTCTTTAAAGTTTTTCGCTGTCAGCTCGGCGGTTTCAGAGTTAAACCACAGCGGGTAATATCCATAACCTGCCACGTTCAGCGCGTCGCGTTCGCCGGAGCAGATAATGGCCATATCCAGTTTCTTGATGTCGTGGCTGTCGTCGTCTTCGGTCTGGCTTTTCAGTTGCTCGTCGCGGTACTTTTCGTAAGCCTGGTTTAACTGGCGCATGCCGTTTACATAGTCTTTTTCTTTGGTGCCGAAATAGCGGAACCGGTATTGTTTGTCGGGGTTCAGCGGCTGGTACAGCTTTTTAAATTCGCCGTGGTCGAACAGGAAAATAGGGTATTTGTCGGTGCTGGCCGTTACGTGCGCCTCGCGGTTGCGGATGGTGGTAAAGCTCACCAGCGAGTAACAGTTGTAACGCTTGCAGATTTCGGCGGTAACCTTTGGCCCCATCACCTTTAGTTCAGCTTCGGTAATGGCGGTTTTTATATCGAAAAAGTAATCCCCCTCCTGTTCTTCCGTGGTGGCCGGTCGCTTTGTGAACACCGGCTTGTTAATTTCTGCCGAAATACCGCCAACACCATAAATGCTTGCCAGTTGAACGATGGCTTCCCGGAAGGTAAGGCTTTCTTCCTTCATAAACACCTGTATTCCGTTGCGCGGGGTCTGGTCGCCGCCAAAATCGGTAACCACCCATACGCCATCCTGCAATTGCTTGAGCGAAGCCGATGGGGTTCGTTCATCGGCTCGCACCCGGAAGCGTTTGTCGGCTTTCCCCTGCGCTTCTTTTGCCTGTGGATAACAACGGTAAATAATATCAAGGCCACCACTGGTAGCGTCTAAAATCTCCTGCTGGTCGATAAATGCCATAATTAACGGTTGGTTACAGAGTTACGTTTTATAATGCGTGAATGCGTGAATGCTATAATGCGTGAATGGTTTTGTCATCCTGAGCGAAGTCCCCGCCTGCCGGTCGGGCAGGGAAGGATTGTTTTCCGGTTGTACTCAATACCTTAAATTTTACCACCCACACCCACGGGTTTCCGGTAGGCTTGTAACGCTCAATACCATGTACTTTTCTCCACAAACTCATAAACGAATTCCATGGCCGTGTCATAAGATTATAGCCTCCGGTTAAATAATCACGCCCACAAAATCCGGTTATCTTATCTATTACGAAATCAATCCCTTCATCTATGGCATCTTCGTCCGAAATCGATTCAAGTCTTTCCACTTTTACTTCGGTAATTTCGAGCCAAATATGGGCGGCGGGTTTGGGCATGTGGATAGAAGGGTTTATCTTTTCATAATCCGATGTTTTTACATAACCATCAGCAACCGGCCAAAATGTGTTTGAATTTTTGTTTAGAATCATTTTTTCCCTAACCCAAAGCAAATCACCGGGCTGGCCGTAAGGGCAATACAAATCCTTTTCTATGCCTGGCCAAAAACCTTGCATATTATTATGTGTGCCATCCGACCAGTAATAACCGATTTTATCTGATGCTAAAAATTCTATTGCACCAATAAATTCACATTTAGATGAAGGTGGTTGCGGTTTTACAACTCTCCTGGTCTGCGTTTTTCTTCCTTCCAGAATGGCTTGCACCATTTGGGTACTGAATAAAATAGGGTATTCTTTCATAGTTTAGTTTGATTTTAGTTGCATTATTTCTTTCTCCAAAATATCAACCAGCTTAAACCCGAGTTGAGCCATGTTACCGGCTTTGGTCATCAGGTTCAGGTGCCAGTCGTTATTATGCGATACACATATTGTCCAGCATCCGGGAGTTTCAACCACCGCGGCCATGTCGAACTTATAACCGTACTGGCCCCAGAACATCACAAACATATCTTCAACAACTTTCACCTGTCCGTATTTGCGCAACACGCGCCAGGGGTTGTTAATGTAGCTTTTGCATTTTATGCAGGTAACTTCGGCGGGGTTGGTGGTGTATTTTACCCATTCCGGATTTCTCATATAACCGCAGCGCATGGTTTTGTAAATGGTTTGGTTTGCAACCGGGTCGAGTAGGTGGATTGCTGGTTTCATAAGTTAGCTTGTTTATCGAGTATTTTATACATCAAATTTTGTTTTCCAACGGCATCGCCAACCACAAGGCCCAGGGCAGCGGCAATTTCTATGAGTTGCGCATTGTTCATGCCTGTAAGCTGCAGAATGTCGTAAACGGGCAGTTTTTCGGCCTCGCGGTTGCGGGCCTGCATAAATTCCATTTGTCGCAGTTCCTGCCCGGTTAACATGCGTGTGGCCTGTTCAGATTTATTCATAATTCTGGTTTTTATCTGGTTAAATATTATTCCCTGGAAATTTCTGCAGGCTTTCGAGTTTTTCTTCCAGCCATTTTACATATTCCTGAGTAGGAATTATAAGATCATCTCCATCAATATACTCCTCCGGAAAACCATCAAGCTCAACCGCCTTACATTTTCTGTCGTAGGCATTTCTCATTGGCTCAGACTCTATACTTTTGTAGCATCTTTGGCCTGTATCGGCTTTGTAAAGCATTTCAATTTTGTTCATAATCCTGTTGCTATTGTGCCGTAATATCCTTCTCCAATTCGCTGACTTCCTTACGAGCTACTACATCGGCATCGAGTAATACTTTAAATTCAGCAACAAGCTGGTCAAATATGGGTTTATAGTAAACTCTGTTGTAATTGCTATACCGGTCCCTACCCTCTACTTCTTTTATGCCATGTATTTCGCATGAATATTTAATCTCTCCTTTTTCATCACATTCTACAGAAAGTGAAACCCCGTAATCGATACCGGTTTTAGCCCCATATTCGTTTGCAATGTCAATAAGGTTTTTTCGCAACTCGGTTAATGTTATTATTTTCTTTTGGTCACGGGTGCCGGTTAAATAGCCAATGATTTTGTCAATTTTGCGGGCCATGTAAAAATAACCGGCTCCATGTTCCGATGCGCTTTCCTGTGCTTCGGTAAAAAAACTGTCGGCCTTGCTTTGCAGGCTCTGTAAATCTTTTAAAAGTTGTGCTTTCATAATTCGTTTAATTTTTAATTGGTAATTTCTAATTGGTAATTGGTAATTTTTAATTTCTAATTTCTAATTTCTTCGCTCTCTCCGGGTGGCCCAGCGGTCGATGATCCATGTTATTAGCAAAAATATTACCGCGCCAATCATGGTATATGGACTGTTGTCAATCGCTTCCCACATCATTTTTAATTTTTAATTGTCAATTTCTAATTGCGGGACCACTGGCGGTAAATCCAGGCTTCTTTACGGCCATGGGGTTTGGCCTGTTTTGTTCTGAGTTTGCCGTATTTGCCTTTTGGTGCAAAGGGTAAATGTTCTTTTTGTTTTGCTGCGGCAGTTTCAGGAAGAAAGGCCAAGGCTAAGGCAAAGACGAAGAGTAAGATTTTAGTTTTCATTTTTACGTGGTTTTATTGGTGTGATTATAAATTCAGGATGTTCCAGGGCATTTTCACCAAGCAGTATTTCGCTCGAATGTTCGGCAAAATGGGCGCGGCAGAAGTGCAGGAACTGGGTTAAGAGTTCTTCGGTTGGTAGTGGTTTCATTTGTAATATTCTATTTTAAAATATCTGATTTTCTAATTGTGAGAGGTAAAAAGCCCCGGCTCATTAACCGGGGCTGTGTTGCACTGGTATTTAAATTTTATATCAAAAAATTAATTCAGTTGTGTTTCAATGAGCTCGCGGAGCTCGTCGTGCCGTTTCCGGTTGGTGGCTGGAATCATATACCGCAGGGCAGTTTCTTTTCGTTCCAGGTAAGCCTTTGCGCGGTCGGCATCAACCAGGAGTGGAAGCGCGTGTTCAATGTTGCTGATTTCGGTTTTGCACCATGCGCTTTCCTGGTGGCTTTTATTGTGGCACAACAGCCAGCGGCGCTGCTTAATAATGCCCCGGAGCAGGCTTTTTGCGGTTTTCAGAAATTGCTGCTTTGTCATGCTACTCCAATTTTTACATAGTTCTCGGGCCACACGGTAGCGATATAATCGGCGTCATCTTTCCAAATCTTTATTTTCGCGGCGCCCAGTGTAGAGTTTTCAGCCGGTTCGGCTTTGAGTTTGTCGCCCGGTTTCAAACCGGCATCCCTAAGTTCGCGGGGCAGTGCGCCCACCAGTTTAATTGTCATCATAGTTTTACTTTTGAAGTTATTAAAGCCCAGAATGATTTGCCGTTGACTTCGGTAGCTGCAGCAGCTAATTTGAATGAATTGCAAGTGCCTTTTTCCAATCCGAGTGAGAGAAGAATTTCATTGCATAAGCTACTCGACTGAATTCCAAATGATTTTGTGGTACCGCTTTTTGATTTGATTTCAATACCGTCAGCATCGCGGCAGATGTACCAGTCTTTCAGGTGTTGCTTATCCTGGCAAAGCGAAATTCGGTTACCGGCAACAAACTCCATCTTTTTCATTGCCGATGTGTTAATCATCATTACTCCGCCTTTTGTGATTCTCACAGAAGGTTCGCGGGTAACTACCCTGCAGTTTTTTTCGTTGAAAATGTTAAATTCCATTGGTTTTATTTTAAAGGTTCAATTACTTCGTAATCTTCGGGATATACTACACACTGCTGATTAACATCATTGCGGTATTTTGTAAAATAAACAGCGCCGGTTTTGCCTGATATTGCTTCCACTTTTATTTCATCACCCGGCTTGCAGCCTACGGCGATCAGCTCGTCATTAATAGATTCTTTTAGTTTGATTTTCATAGTTTTTCGTATTTGATGTTTATAAATCTCCAGACTTTTCCTTTGGCATCGCAGTCGGTGCAAGGTTCGGTGTCGTGGTTGTGCATTTCCCTGAGGTTGCCAACACTCACAACACACTCGCCTTCGCAAGTTGGGCAGATAATTATTTTCGGTATGTTTTTCTCGTAAAGCAT